CGAAGCGGCAACGCATTCGGAGAATCCAAAGCTCCGTAAGCGTGCGTTCCTAGCTGAGACCTTGGCCCATATGAACCACTTCGGAAAGGCATACTGATGGGCCTCTCTGTCTCGGGAAGCGTACCTCTGGCCCTACCAGGCGGGCAAGCGCAGACCGTCAAGAAGACCGCGCCCGCACCTGATGCGCTGCTCATGCGTACACCTGCCAAGGCAGAGATAGCATTTCCCCCAAGGAAGAAGGGCACCAAGACGCCTGCATTCTGGAAGGAAAGCAAGCGGGCATTCGGCGGGAAGAAGTAGTGCCGGTTCTGCCTAACGCCAAGCACGAACGGTTCTGCCAAGAACTAGCGAGCGGAAAGACGGCGGAAGATGCTCATGGCATTGCCGGCTACAAGGCCAGCCGATCCGGCGCATCTCAACTTAAACATCAGGTAAACATTTCTAACCGCGTGGCAGAAATCCTTGCGGAACGTGAGGTTATTCACGCACAGGCGACTGCTGATGCGGTTAAATCCGCTGGGCTTACCAAGGAGTGGGTAATCGAAACGCTCATGGTGAACGTCGCTAGAGCCATGCAGGCGGAAGAGATCAAACGATCTGACGGAACCGGGACTGGCGAGTATCGCTATGAAGGGTCTGTAGCCAACAAGGCGCTTGAACTGCTCGGCAAGGAAGTCGGGATGTTTGTCGATCGGAAAGAAATCCGTACCGGTCATTTGGATGAATTACCAGCCGATTCTATCACAGAGCTTCGTGAGCAGCTTATCGCTGAACGCGCTCGACGCGCTCATAGCGGAAGCCGACAGGAAGCTATTGGAAAGCCGCATTGACGGGTTCTATCCGGCAACAGGGCAACTGAGCCGGTCTGCCTACTCCAAGCATATGGAGTTCTTCAAGGCTGGTGCCGAGTTCCAGGAGCGCTGCTTCATGGCGGCGAACCGCGTTGGCAAGACCATCGTGGGCGCCTATGAGACCACGCTGCACCTGACGGGGTGTTATCCCGATTGGTGGCAAGGTCGCAGGTTCGATGAGCCGGTTGATTGGTGGGCGGCCGGCGATACGTCGGAGACCACGCGCGATATTGTGCAGCTCGAATTGCTCGGTCCAAAGGAGGACATGGGCACGGGGATGATCCCGAGGAAGTACCTGATTGGCGAGCCATCTGCCCGTCGTGGTGTTTCGGATGCGGTCGATACCGCCAAGGTGCAGCATATCTCGGGCGGCGTTAGTTCACTCGGGTTCAAATCATATGATCAGGGGCGCAAGAAGTTCCAGGGCACCAAGAAGCATGGTTGCTGGCTTGATGAGGAACCGGAGGCGCCGATCTACGATGAGACGATGCTGCGTCTGATGACTACCAATGGCCTGATGCTGTGCACGTTCACGCCGCTGATGGGCCTGACTGAGATTGCATTGCGTTTCCTGCCTGACTTGGCGCCGATCCTAGAGAGCGGCAACAAGCGATATGGCTAGGTTCTGCGTGCAGGCGACCTGGAGTGATGCGCCACATTTAACCGAAGACCAGAAAGCTCGCTTGTACGACTCCATTCCTCCATATCAACGCGACGCACGAACCAAGGGCGTGCCACAGCTAGGCTCGGGTGCGATCTATCCCGTGCCTGAGACCGAGATCGTCTGTGATCCCATATCCATTCCGAAGTTCTGGCCGCGCTGTTATGCCCTGGACGTGGGTTGGAATAGAACAGCGGCGGTTTGGGGCGCATGGGATCAGGACCAGGATATCGTCTATCTCTACAGCGAATATTATCGCGGGCAGGCAGAACCGGCAATTCACGCTCAAGCCGTCCTATCTCGGGGCCGCTGGATACCGGGCGTCATTGATCCCGCAGCTCGGGGCAGGGCGCAGGCCGATGGTGACCGGCTGATTGATCAGTATGTTGATCTTGGTCTGTCGATTGGCGCGGCTGATAATGCGGTTGAGGCCGGCATTTATGAAGTCTGGTCACGGCTATCGAGTGGCAGGCTTAAGGTGTTTTCGTCGCTACAGAACTGGCGGATGGAATTCCGACTCTATCGCCGGGATGAAAAGGGCAAGATCGTTAAAGAAAATGACCACTTGATGGATTGCACGCGCTATCTTGTGCTGACGGCCCTTAACATTGCTGAGAGTGAGCCACCGGAACGCGGCCGTGCAGAGTTCGTTGCTGACTCCTCCCGATCAGAAATAACGGGGTACTGATGACCGTCGAGATTTCTAAGCTTCTGGTCGAGGCCAGCAACTTAGCTAGGGCCCAGGCCGATGAAAACTACACTGGAACGCCAGAAGGCATTGAGGTGCGTAGGGTAGCGAGAGCGTTGTGTGCCAAGGCTGGACATGATCCCGACATCGTTGTGATGGGTTGGGAATACGTTCCATTGGCGGTCGGTGCGAAGCGGGTTACTGCCCTTCAGATGCCCATCCATCCTCAGTGGATGCTTTTTATCCGCGAAGCCAGAGATGCTATCGAGGTTCTAGCCTAATGCCCAAGCGCAAGCCCATTAAATCCGTCAACGGCCTGTCTGCCATTTCAACCGACGACGCCAAGCGATACCGGGCTGAAGAGGCTATGCGCACGTTAATGCGCGCCCAAGACCATCTCAAGGATAAATCGTTGATGCGCGACGTTAAGCGCCTGTCCAAAGCGCACATCTCTGCGCTGAACAAGGTGGCGAAGTGACTCTGGACGATCTAATCAAAGCCTGCGAGTCCGGCTTCAGCTCCGTCTCAAACGACAGCAAGCGCGAAGGCATTGAGCTATCCTCCGGCGGCAATGACGTTCCCGGCGATGCCAATCTTAGGACTGAGCCGGCTGCGCTCTATGCTACGGAAGCACTGGCTTATGCCGCATGGCTGGCTGAGTTCAATCGTCAGATCGAATCCCGCTCCGGTCATAGCCTGATCTGGGTTGAGAAGCCCTATGTGGAAACCTATCGGATTACGCTGGGCGACAAGTTCAATTCATTCCGGGTTGTGCGTGACAGGTATGTGGTGCGCGGAACGGTTGCGGTTGAGGCGTTCGTTCCCGAGGTCATTGAAGCTGATGTGCCGTTGCCGGTTGAAGTCCTGAAGCCACGGCGCAAGGCGAAAGCCGCGTAATGGATCAGTATCTCGGTCCATCCCTTGCAGATATCGGGATGGAGGCGGACAGGCAGGAGGGTGTTGCATTAAAAGGCCCGGAGCCGGATCATCTTGATCGTTTGACGCGATGGGCCACCTCGGTCAACATCGCCCTTGAACTGGACGATGACGATAACCCGGACATCACAAACGAAACCCTGACCGCGCTGGGTATGCGGGTCAAGCGCGAATACGAGATTGATGTAACGTCAAGGGCGGACTGGAAGGAAAAGACGGAAGCGGCCATGGAATTGGCCATGCAGCATACGCAGCCAAAGCAATATCCGTGGCCGAAAGCTGCCAACGTCATCTTCCCACTGATGACCACCGCTGCCATGCAATTCGCGGCTCGCGCCTATCCCGCCATTGTGATGGGCCGCGAGATCGTCAAGGGCGTCGTCATTGGCCCTGACACCGGCACGCCTCAGATTGATCCGCAGACCGGCCAGCCGGCAATGCAGCCGGGTCTGCCTGATCCACAAGGGCAGCCCGTTCCCGTTCCGGTCTGGAAAGTCCCGCCAGGCGCCAAGCAAGTCCGCGCCGACAAGATCGGCGAGCATATGTCCTACCAGTTGCTTGACGAGCAGCCGGAATGGGAAGGCGAAACCGATCAACTCTTGCATATCCTGCCAATTGTAGGATGTGCGTTCCGCAAGACGTTCTTTGATGCAGGCCGGGCGCGCAATTCGTCGCTGATGGTGTCAGCGCTAAAGCTGGTCATCAACTATCATGCCAAGTCGTTGGAGACCGCGCCAAGGCTGACTGAAGAGGTTCAGTTCTACCCGCTCGACATCGAAAACATGGAACGCTCGGGTGAGTTCCGCAAGATAACCTATACGGGATCGCAGGCGCAAGGTGAGGACAAGGACGCTCCGATTGATTTTCTGGAGCAACATCGCTGGTATGATCTGGACGAAGACGGCTATCCCGAGCCGTACATCGTTACGATCGACAAGCAATCCACGCAGGTTGTCCGGATCGTTGCGCGATTTGATATCGAGAATGTCAAGTGGAATGCGACCAAGGGCCGGATTCAGAAGATCGATCCGACGCACTATTATACCAAGTATGATTTTTTCCCCAATCCGGAAGGCGGCATTTACGGCGTGGGCTTTGGGCAACTGCTCAAGCCCATTAACGAGGCGGTCAATACCACGCTGAACATGATGCTGGATGCCGGCCATCTTCAGGTGGTGGGTGGCGGCTTTGTCGGCAAGGGCCTGTCGATGAATACCGGCGCTGTCAGGTTCCAGCCTGGCGAGTGGAAGCCGGTTAATACCACTGGAGCAAGTGTACGAGAATCGATGGTGCCATTGCCTGCGCCCGGTCCATCGCCGATTCTGTTTCAATTACTGGGTATGCTGGTCGAGGCCGGCAAGGAAGTTGCCTCGATCAAGGACGTGCTGACCGGCGAGACGCTGCCTGCGAACACACCGGCTACAACCATGCTCGCCATGGTGGAACAGGGGCTCAAGCAGTTCACCGCGATCTTCAAGCGGGTGCATCGCTCTCTGAAGCAGGAATTGGCCAAGCTCTACCGGCTGAACCGGATTTATCTGGAACAGGAAGCCTCGTACAAGATCGGCAATGACTGGAAAAACATTACCCGCGAGGATTACGAGAAGGGTTCGGGCGTCGAGCCTATTTCCGATCCGACCATGGTGTCCGACATGCAGCGGCTTGGAAGGGCTCAGTTGCTCATGACCGTCGTGAATGATCCGATGATCCAGAAAAAGGAAGTGCTGGAACGGTTCTTCAAGGCCGCCAATATCGAGAATATCGACGCGCTGATCAACCCGAATCCGCCGCCTAATCCGATGGTGATGGAGAAAGTGCAACAGATCGCGTTGCGCGGCAAGCGTGATGACATCATGAACCTGAAGGACGAGGCGCAGGCATTGCTCTATCGCGCTCAGGCCCTCAACCAGATCGCACAGGCTGATTTAGCTGTCGGGCAACAAGACGTGGCTTGGTCCGAACATCAGCTAGAGGTGATCAAGGCGGCGATGGAAGCTCTGGCGCCTCAGCCTGACAATGCTGCCGCGCCGGTTTCTTGATCGGTTTGAAACCGAACTCGGCTTTATCGTTCTGCAAACCCGACGAGAAGACGCGATGCAATGGCGACGCGGGGCAAACCCGAACCACGATCCATTGCTGGACGAAGCGCTAGAGAAATCGAAAGAACTAAACCAGCACTTGAGCAAGAGCCTTCAGATGCTTCGGGCGCAAGAGGCATTGGAAGAACCGACGCCACTTCCGGCTGTGTCATTTATAGACAAACCAAAAGAGAAATTGAAGATGGGCAGTGTTCTCGGATTGAATGGCAACCTGATCGAATCCGCCATTGAAAGAGCAAAGCAGCGCCTTGTTGCCAAGACAACGGAAGGCGTGACCAGAATTGAAACGGTCACGACAGCCGGCGAAGCCAAGATTGATGGCGTTGTTACGAATCTGGCCGTCAAGATCGAAAAGGAAATTGAGGATCAGGTTTCTCAGTTCGTTGGCATTACCAATGGCGGGCCAGCGTGATCGACGGCCTGACCGAAGGTGATTTCCAAGTCTGGAAACATCATCCGGTCTCCAAGCTCTACCTGAAATATCTTGACGACTACGCCATGCTGCTCGGCCGGGAACTGCTCGACCGCTGGCTTGCGGGTCATATCACGTTAGAAACCGAGAAAGAATTACGAGGGCGCATTTTAACCCTCACCGATCTAGTCGAATTGCAGTTCGCATCGATTGAGAAATTCTACCAGACAGAGGAAGAAAATGAAGGAACGTCTACTCAAGTCATCACAGAAACATGAGTTTGTACCAGCAAGGTTTAATGGCGTAAATTGTTCAGGTTACCAGCCGATCGGCGACCACATCATGGTCTTGCCCGATAAGGCATCGGAGTTTTCATCGGGCGGAATTGAAATCCCGGCCGAAGTGGTCGAACGCATGACCATGGCGGCGGAAACCGGAATCATTGTCGCTTTGGGCGACGATGCGTTCCTGTGGAACGGAGACCGTACCCGCAAATGGGAAGGCGCAAAGCCCAAGGTCGGGGATCGCGTTTATATCCAGCGCTATGCTGGACAGGTGATGCTGGGTGAGGATGGCGAGTTCTACCGCATCATGGAGCAGAACTGTATTGCCGCCGTGAGGGTCAAGCGATGAGCGAGACTCAAGAGGCTGGTGGCGAGGTTGAGACCAAGGGTCCGGCTCCCGAGATCGTGGACCGTGCGCGCCGCTTAGGCTGGCGCCCGCAAGAGGAATACAATGGCCGGCGCGAATGGGTGCCGGCCGACAAGTTTATCGAGACGGCAGAGAATGAATTGCCGGTTTTACGTGAGAATTTACGCCGTCTCGATAATCTCTACACCAAGGACGTTGGCTCGCTCAAGAATGAGTTAACCGAGGTCAAGCAAGTCCTGACCGATTTCCGGGAGTTTTCAAGCCGCTCTGAACAGCGGGCCTATGAAAAGGCCAAGCGTGAACTGGAAGAAAAGCGGGATGTGGCGGTCGCCCATGCCGATACCGAAACGTTCAAGGCCACGCAGCGCGAGATTGATGAGCTAGACAAACAGGTCAAGCCCAAGGAGCCTGAGAAGAAAACTGAAACCGTTCCGCCGCCTGATCCGGCCATTACGGCATGGATCGGCGAGAATCCATGGTTTACGACCGACGCCGAATTGATGGCCTACGCCAAGGCGCAAGATAATTTCCTGATGACGGCCAAACCGGGCATGTCAGTTGCCGAGCGATTGGCCGAAGTCAAGAACCGCACCAAGAAGGAGTATCCCGACAAGTTCGGCAATCCCAAGCGTGAACAAGCTTCTTCTGTCGCTGAGCCTGGAGCGCAAACCACGACGCGAAAGAAGGGCAAAACTTATGATGATCTTCCGCCGGACGCGAAAGCTGCCTGTGACAAGTTCGTGAGAACCATCCCGAACTACAAGCGCGAAGATTACGTTAAAGAATACGATTGGAGCTGAACATGGAAGAGAAAATTGATCTGCGGACCAAAGAGGGCCGTGAACTGAAGGCGCACGGTTTGGCCGGCATTGACTCTGACGGTCCCGATACCCGCCGCGTCTCGCGCGAAAACCGCAAGCCCTTTGGTTCACAGACCCAGAAGCTCGCCTTCCCGGCCCGTGAAGGCTTTCACCGTCATTGGTTCAATGACCAGCCCGGACGCATCAAGCAGGCGCAGGACGCCGGCTATACGCATGTAATTGACGAAGCCACGCAGAAACCCGTTACCCGCGTGGTTGGCGTTACCGCTCAGGGCGGTCCTCTCGATGGCTACCTGATGGAAATCCCCACGGAATGGTGGGAGTCCGACATGGCCGACAACGAGAAGACCGTCAAAGAAAAGGAAGATACCATCCGACGCGGACAGGTGGAAGCAGCCGACCCGAGAGAACGGGACAGCCGGTTCACCGCTACCGCACAAGGCAGAAAGATCGACATTCGATCCACGATGGCCCGTCGCTAAGGGCATCTCTACGCCGACGTTAGAAACCCGGTCGCGCGCTTCACAATCATCATCAACCTTTAAGGAGTGACACATGGCTAACGCCAATGTCGCCCGTGGGCTGATTCCGTATCGTCGCACGACCGGCGAGCCATACAACGGCAGCGCGAACATTTATTATGTTCCGTCTTCCGTGTCTTCCAATATCTTCATTGGAGACCCCTTGACTTGGCTCACCAACGCGGCCGACGCTAACGGTATTCCCTCGGTCACACTTGCTACGGCAGGTTCGTCCAACAACGTTCTCGGCGCAATGGTCGGGATTGTTTCGGGCGGCGAGCCGATCATCCCCGTTACCCGCGATCTCCCCGTTTACCACCAGGCTTCGACGGCAGGATATATCCTTGTCGCCGATGATCCGGACCTTCTCTACGAAGTTCAGGAGAATAACTCGGGTGGCGCAATGGTTCAGGGCGCTCCGGGACGGAACGTCAATCTTGTTTCGGGTTCTGGTTCGACCATCACCGGCTATTCCGGCTGGATGTTGGCCTCCAACACCCTGCAAACCACCAAC